TGTTACTGGTATCAACAACGAATATGGTCAAGCATCTAACTTTGCTAACTCATGTGGCATCATCGGACAGCGTGAAGCTGCTGGTGTTGTTGAAGCAATCGGACCTCAAGTTCAAGTAACTAAGGGAGATGTTTCCGTGATTTATCAGGGTGATGTAATCCTTGGACGTTTAGCAATGGGTACAGATTATGTAAACCCTGCAGCTTGCGTAGAGCTTTTCGCTGGTACAGCTACAAAACCAGCAGCATTCTAAATATGCTTATACAAGGGAGTCATTACGGCTCCCTTTTTTTTATTTATATAACTTAATTATGGCATTCCCTACCACTAACGCTGCTCAAGAATTACCAGCTATCAATCAAATACTGATGTCTTGTGGTCAGGCTCCAGTAACCACTTTAGATGAAACCAACCCAGACGTTGCGATTGCTTATCAAACACTTTTAGAAGTTAGTAGAGAAATCCAAAGTGAAGGCTGGACCTTTAATAAGGAGCCGCATTATGTGATGACACCAGATACAAATAACCACATAGTAATACCAAATAATGTTTTACAGATAGACCTTTCTAACAATGGAACTAATGCTTCTAAGAATGCAATTAGGAGAGGCGGTAAACTTTATGACAAAGAGAACCATACAAATGAATGGACAGATGGTCCAGTAGATTGTGACATACTTTGGCTGTTTGACTGGGTAGACTTACCTCGTCCAATCCAAGACTACATAACTGCTAGAGCCGCTGCTGTTACATGCAGCAGAATCGTAGGAGAAGAGAATTTATATACAATGCTCCAACAGAAGGAGTCATACATGAGAGCAATGGCTCTTGAATATGAATGTAACCAAGGTGATTACTCTTACTTTGGTAAGCCCGATGGTGCAGAACCATACATAAGCTATGAACCTTACAAAGCACTTTCAAGATAATGGTCGCAATTACTCAAAAAGTTAGTAATTATTTAGGAGGAGTATCTAGTCAATCAGATGATAAAAAACTTCCAGGACAAGTTAGAGAATGTTTAAATGGTTATCCTGACCCAACATTTGGTTTAACAAAAAGACCTGGATTTAAGTTTACTAGTCAGCTAAAGAATACAAGTGGAACTGTTTTCACTAACCAACTAGATAACGCTAAATGGTTCTACATCCACAGAGATGGATCAGAAAAATACATAGGATGTATCACACCGTATGCAAACTCAACACTGGGTAACCTGTATGTTTGGAATGCAGACACAGGAGTAGCTTGTACAATCACATATGGCAGTAATGCTCAGAATTATTTAACTGGGATACGTACTAATTATGATGTTTTAACTGTACAAGATACAACAATAATAACTAATAATTCTAAGACAGTTGCTGCTCAAGCAGCCCCAACATTTATTCCAAAAACTAGAGCTACTTTAATTTTAAATGGAGAACCATCTTCTGGAGAAGTTTATACAGTAGTCATTAATGATGGATCAACTGATCATACAATCACAGCTACTGCTGGTGCTTCAGAAACCTACGATACATTACTTGCAACTCTAAAAACTAGTATTCAAACTAAAGGTATTAGTGGTATCACTGCATCTGATGTACGTATTTATGATAACTCAATACAGATAGATCGTATTGTCAGTGGAACTAGAACAGCATTTTCAATAACCTCAAAAGGTGGTCTACAAAATAGTGAATTATTTGTATTCCAAGATTGGGCTGAAAATGTTTCTAGCTTACCTCCTCAATCATTCCATAACCATGTTGTACAGATCATCAACACAGCTTCCATAGCTGAAGATAATTACTTTGCTAAGTTTGTAGCTGATGATGGAGTACTTGGTAGAGGGTATTGGGAAGAAAGTATTGACCCACAGGTTTCGCCTGGATTAGATGCGGCAACAATGCCTCATGAGCTAGTTAACACAGGGACTAATGCTTTTACTTTAAAACAAATTACATGGACTAACAGACTAGCTGGAGATGATTTAACTAATCCTCAACCTAGCTTTGTTACTAAGAAGATTGAGCAATCTTTCTTCCATAATAACCGTCTTGGATTCTTATCAGGAGACAGCGTTATTATGAGTCAGTCTGGTGAGTACTATAACTTTTACCATATAACTGCAAGAACAATAAGTTCAGCTGACCCTATTGATTTAAGTTGTTCAACTATACGTCCAGCTGCATTACATAGTGTCTTACCTACTACTCAGGGTTTAGTTCTATTTGCAAGTAACCAACAGTTTATGTTGTATGCAGAAGGAGGTATACTTACCCCTCAAACTGCACTGATTAAGACCATTTCTAACATGGAAATGGACACAACTATTGACCCAGTAGATATAGGAACACACATTAACTTCATAAGCAAGACTCCAAACTATACCAGAGTCTTTTCTTACCTAACTAGAGGACAGGAAGAGAACCCACAGGTCTTAGATATAGGAAGGATAGTTAATGAGTGGGTTCCAGCAAACATTGATACTTTAATAGCAAGTCCACAGAACCAGTTCTTGGCTATGTCAAGTCAGAGTTCAGACTATATCTATATATTCCGTACTTACAATGATGGTAAAGAGCAGTTAATGCAGTCATGGTTTAACTGGAAATTAGCTGGCACAGTCCAGACAATTGCTGTTGACTCTGATGATATGTTTTCTGTTACCAAACAGGGAAGTAACTATACTTTATCTATTGCTAACTTATCTCAAAGCCCAGAACAGGCTATTATTGTTAACAACCAAGGTCAACGAGTTAACCCCTGCATAGATTTATATTCAACTGCCACCAACGGCTTAACAGGTAACAACTTAAAAACAGTAGTTTATGATGCTACTAATGATTTGTCTAAATGTTATCTACCATATACCGACGTAACTACATTGACACCTGTCCTTGTAATCGCTGGTAGTACGGCTGCAGGTAACTTTGTTGAGTCTGGATTTACAATCACACCTGAGAGAGGTTCCGACTCCTCTGGAGCCTATTTTATAGTGCCTAGAAAGAACCTTGAGAGTCAGGCTAGTAACGTAATTGTAGGCTTCAAGTATGACTTAAATGTTGAACTACCTAAAACCTATTTCTACTTAGATGAGAAGGGGATTTCTACTGACTATACAGCTACTTTAACTGTAGCCCGTATGAAGTTTGCAGTAGGTCTATCTGGAGTTATGTCCTTTAAATTAAAAACTACTGGACGTTTGGCTTACAGTAAAACCTTTACTGGAGATGATTCAACTACAAACTTTGAATGGCTAGAATCAGAATTAGATTACATAGATAAAGATCAGGTTAAAGTCAAAGTAAATAATGTATTAAAAACACTTGGTACTGATTACACATTCCCAACTGCTACTAAAATAACATTTAACTCTGCTCCAGCTAGTGGAGATACTATTCTTGTCTATATTGATGAATGGTATAACTTAAACCCAACGTCAGACGCTAATAATTATCTAGCTAATGATGTGCCGTTAAACGAAGATAGAGTTTTTACAATACCGATCCATCAGAAAACTAAAAACTTTAGCTTACGAGTCTTTAATGACTCACCATTTCCCGTCTCTCTCAACTCGATGATGTGGGAAGGAAACTACTCACCGAGATATTATAGGAGGACTTAAATATGGCAGTAGATCCAGTAACAGGTGCAGTAATAGTCACCGGTGTTTCTCAATTACTAGGCGGCTTCTTTGGACGCAAAGATGCTAAGAAAGCCGAGAGGGAAGAAGATAAGTTTCTTGATGAAAAAGAAGCTATTGATAAGATAGCCAAACAACAAGGGATAGATCGTCTCCATGCGAGTAGAGCAGAAAAGATCAGAAACATTGATCTTCAAAAACGTAATTCACGAAGTTCTGCTCTCTTTCAAGATAAGTTAAATAAGCAGAAGTATGACTACTCATTAAAAATACGTGATCATCAAATCCGTCAAAATGAAAGGAAGTACGAAAAGTCAGAGAAGCTATATGGACAAGCTATTGACCTTAATGCAAGGGAAGCTGCTTCTGCTAAACGCTCACAAATGCGTGAGTTGTCAGAGACAGTTAAAGAGAAATCCTTTGCTAATGAAAATAGAATTATTGAAAGTCTGATTGCACGTGGTGAAGCCCGTGTTAAATCGGGTAATGCAAATAGTAATAAGATTGGTCAAGCACAGTTATTTGCACTAGGACAGAACATGGCTGTAGATGCTGAGTCGTTGTTCAGTGCAAAGATTAATACAGGTGAAGCGATAAGAGATATTGATCGTAATTGGGAACAGGCAGATGTGAACGCTGATGCACGAAGAATGCTGAAGCCAGAAGATCCTCCTATGCCTCCCTCACCCCTAGTAACACAAATACCCGACTTCTTATACCCACCTGAACTAGAAGAATTTCACTTCGGACCTCCTGTTTTAAGGGGTCACAACTCAGTTCAAGTTCCTTCATGGGGAAGTATCTTTGCTAATACTGCGGCATCTGCTGTGAGTATGTATGCAAATAACTACCAAGGAACTTCAACCCAATCATATGGCCCAAGAGATGCAGGGCCAGGTAACTACTAAAAATTAAAATGGCAAAAGCAAAATACCAAGGGCACGCTCGTGGTAGAAGTTTTCAGCAACAAGATCCTGGATATGCCGCCTTAGAGCAGATGAGTAAAAGAGATGATGAAGTTATACGTAACTTAAAACAAAATCAATCTGATATACATCAACAGGGTTTACAAGCTTTAAGCGATCTAAAAGATAGACAAAGAACTGAAGAACGTAATGTTTCAGACATCAATATGGATGATGAAATTGACACCCTACGTCAACGTTCTTTGCAACAAAACAGACAGACCATAGACCAAAGGCAAGCTGCTTCTTATAAAAAGCATCAGCAACAACAAAAGAACATTGAAAAGCTAGGTGAGTTTAGTAAGACAATTGTCAGTAGTTTATTAGAGATAAAGAAGAAAGACTTAGATGCAACTATTGAAGCTGGTTATAACTACTATATTTCAAAAGGAATACCTAGTGATGAACGCGATTCATTCTTACTTCAAGAAATTCAGAAGGTAAAGAATCCTGGTAAAGTAATTCAAGAATATGCAGAGAAATTAAAGAAAGAAGGGGCGCATCCAGAGGAAATAGAACATGTCCGCAAATATGATAATTCACCAGACTATGGACGTTTAAAAGCTCAATCAAAAACTGCTGGTGGTAACTTTGGTGGCTGGGCTAGAAAACAGTTATTAGGTGCAGGTGCTTTAACCCTTGAACAAACTGAAGCAGCTTTAGATATTTTACAAGATGAATATATAAAGATTAATAATTTCTATAATTTGAATGCTGATTTCTTAGGTGACATGTTTGACAGCATGAGGTTGTCAAGGAACACCATTTTAAAAGAAGTACGTAATTCAGATGCTACGGCTAGTTCAAATGCGACATTAAGACGACATGAAGAGGCTTTCTACGGTGACCCTACTGCCGAAAACATGCAGCTTATTATCAATGCTAAGGCAATGGTGTCAGAGAATGGTAAATATAAATATACCAAAGCTGACGGAGTAACACATTTACTTAAATTATATGCAGATGAAAGGATTGTTCCGGATGCGGATGCTTTTGAAAAAGCTTTTAAATCTATTAAATCTACTGATCAAAACTCTTTATTATGGAAGCGGTTTGAAGATGATTGGAATAATGCAATTCTAGATAGGAATACAAAGAGTAAAGTCTACGCTCAGTTAAAAGCTGATGAACGAGCAAGACAAGGTAAAGAAGCAGAAAATGCTGCTATTGAATTTTTACAGTCTGGAAAGTGGGATCAGCAACAAGGATCACTAGATCAAATAGAACAGAATGTACAACTGGCCGGAGGTAATACAGACTTAATTAAAAGCTATAAATACGCTACTACTCAAGGTCAGAAGAAAAGTGAATGGGAAAGGATTTTTGCTGAAAAAGGTAACAGTTTAGGCAGAGAAGATTTCCTCGATCCAAACATCCCATATGAACTAATAGGTAAAGATAGCAAGTATGGAAAGATTGCTGATGCAAATGACAAACGCAGACAAGGTGGTCAAACTGATAGCCAATTACAGAAACATTTTAAAGGGCAATTAACTCTAAAACTTGGACAATTGTCTACTGAACAGAAGTATCATTATAGTGCTGACTTAGCAGCAGTAGGAGCTATGCAACTTTATAACGACAAGTTAGTAGAGTTTGAAAAGAGTAAGACATCTAACCCACATAGAGATGCCTTTGAACATGTCATGACTGCAATTAATGAAGATAAAAAAGGTATGTTTGAAGTTTTACCTTCTAATGGGAATGGTAATCCGTTTAGGACACAAGCTATCTTTAAACACTATAGTTTGGTTTTAGGAAAAAAAGGTAGAATTGCAGAAGATGAAAAGTATCAATTAGCATATAACCAGCCAGTACCTTTAGATAATACAGTTCAAAAATTAATTGATGATAGAAATGCTATTAATGAAATTCAAATCATCAGCCCAACCTATTTAGATATACAAGCCAAACGTATTAAAAATGGCTTACCTTATGAAACACCTGGTTTTATAAGAAATATTGCATTACTTCAAAAAGTACCTGTCCATGAAATCATGCAAGCACAGTTTAAACTTGCTGGATATGACGACATTGACTTAGGAGAAGACTTTAGAATAACGCTCTCTAAAGATGTCACTGACCAAGCATTACAGGATGCGATTAAAAAAATAAGAACTGTTGGTGGTTTGGCAAACATTCAGAGATTGAAAGTCAACCCCAGAGATCCTGATGGTATGACTATTAAAGTTAGGTCATATGATAAAAACTTTAATCAAAGTGATTCTAAATTAGATCCAACAACAAACCTATCTTGGAGTACGGTTATTAAAGCTTCTAATGGGAATATTGCTGAAGCTGATGTCATTAAAGCTGAAGGAGATGAGATCCAATTAGAAGGGGATTCACGTGTTTGGATGCTTGAAAATTTATATGATTTTGATTTTCACTATGATTTCGCAAAAGGGAAAATGGGTTCATTTAAAGCTGGAGGTGCATAATGGAACAAGAATATAGCGAAGAAAACCAACAAGAATATGAGAAGCTCATCAGGGATGAGTTAGCTAGACAACAAGAAGCAGAAGCAGAAGAAAGTCAAAATGAAGGTGAGACTCAAGGAACACCTACTACTAATACTACCGAGGTAGGAGGACAACCTCAAACTCAAAACCAACCAACAGAACAACCTGAAAAGACAGTTGGTGAGTCAGGTTGGGATACTCCAGGAAATTACCTAAAAGCCACAGCAGCAGCTACGCTTGATGTCCCAATGGATATCATTGGTAAGATTCCAGGTTTACAGAAGTTAGATGATTCATGGGATGAAGCTACTAAGTTTGAAAATGAGACTACTCAAGGTATTAGACGTGCTGCTTCGGTTATTATCCCCAACATTATTGCAGCTAGATACTTTGGTAAGAAATTAGATGCTACACAGTTGGTAGGTATACAAAAAGCAATAGCCAATATAGGTGGTAACGCTCTTATGAGTTCAGCCATTATGGGTGTCAGTGATTACGGTGAGACAGAGGAAAACTCCTTCCGAGCCATAGCTGATGCCTTACCTGATGTCTTTGGACCGCAAGGTCAATACCCTATACCAGATGAGTGGAAAACATTAGATGGAGATGATGTAGCTGTAAGGCGGCAGAAGAACATGTTAGATGAAACTGTTCTTAGTGGCTTCGGAGATATCATTGGTTACATGTTAAATGCAGGTAAACCAGCCCTCAAATGGTTTAAACCTAAAGATTCAGACGCAGCTATTTTTAAAGCAAAAGAGATAGCCAAGAATGCTGATGTTGATACACAACGAGCAATAGCTAACCTTGACCAAGGAATAGCTGATCCAGGTATTGGTCCAGAAGATACAAAGGAGTTAGAGAAGCTTAAAAATAATCTCATCAAACAATTAGAAGAGACAGGTCAAACTGATGCAACCGTTAACGATTTCAACTCAGAGCTACTTAAAGCTCAGAAATCTAGAAGGATGCAGATTGAAAATGATGCAATATCCAAATTAGAAGCTCAACAGGCTGATCTTGGTAAAGGTTTAGACGACCTAGAATCTAAAGTAAAAGCTGCTAGTGAAGGATTTGATCCAGATATCACTCCTAATTTAGCTGATGAAACTCTCACAGCTGGAAGGGCTGCAGTACCACCAGCCAATGTAGTTAGAAATGCTGGAGACCATGCCTATCAGTTGAAGACAGGTATTGAAGGAACACCTGCTCCTATCACAGATAATATGACGACTAAAGGTTTCGGCATTGCTGATGAAGAAGGTAGGGAATTAGTCTCTGATTTAGGTCGTAGATCGATGCAGGTAGGTGATTATGAAATACAAATAGGTAAGTTTAGATTTACTAAACGGAATATGTCTGAAGCAGCATGGCGTATTTACCGTGACATAATGGACCCTGATAAATCAGTTAAAGAGATTGAACAATTATTTCTTAATGATAGAGAGTTTAAAAAGGTTCTAGTTGAAGAAGGCAGTGATGCAACTGACAAGATTTATTATATTGATGAATTTAAGTCTGAAGCATCTGCTTTTGCTTTAAACGATTTAGTCAGACTCTATTTAGGAAGAGAGGTTAATGAACAGTCCGCACGATTAATGAATACTCTTGGTAAGGAGGTGTCGGATAAGGCATCTGCTTTTAATAGCTATACAGGTCTGACAGATCCAACAAGAGTGATGAAGGATATCTTAGATAAGCAAGGTTTACTCATGAGAGAGTATGGCCTTAATAAATATATCTCGGGTTGGCAGTTAAGAAATAAAGAATGGTGGGCAAGAGCAAGTAAAACTGGAAAGTTTGATGAAGAGTTAATAGGTCTTACACGAGAGCAATTTAAAAAAGCTTCTAAGATGAAGACTGAGAAGTGGATTGCATTTAGAGATCAGATCTTAGAGTTTGAAAAAACCAATCCAGAAATCATCAAACCTTTAATGGAGGCTTGGACCTATGCCGACGGTAATGTAGATACTCTCAATAAACTATATGAATTTATAGATAAAGAGATTAGTTGGACAGGTCTATTTAAAAGTCCAGATCCAAGAAAAATGAACCTCTTTGCTAAAGGTATGTGGGGTGTTATTTACAACAATACCTTATCCGGTTTATCAGGATTAAGAGCCTTAGCAGGTAACACATCCATGATGATCCTTAAGCCCATGTCAGCAATCATTGGGGCTGGTGGTGAATCACTATTAAAAGGTGATATGGGGCATGTAAAACGTGCTTTGTATTTACATGGTGATATTTTCAATACTGCTAACCGTGCAATTAAAGATGGATTAACTCGTATGAAACGGGTACATAAAGATGCAGACTTTATGGCTACTGTCTTACGTAAAGATTACATTGTTGAAGAAGATAAACTCTGGAATATACTTGATGAGATGGTCCCTAGATGGGAAAAGGAAGGAAACCAAGGAGCTTTATTTCAATACGGATGGGCTAATTGGAATAGAAAGATCTCAAAAATGAGCTTCATGCGTACTGGTACAACCATGATGGCTGGAGTTGACGGTATGACTGATACCTTTATGGCTACCTTACATTCCAGAATGAAAGCTTATGATGAGGTATTTACTAAAAGTGGACAAACTTTAGATCAGAAAGAGTTTTGGAAACAAGTAAAGAATGCAGAGAAACAAAACTATAGAACTTTCTTTGACCATAACGGTGTCTTAACTGATAAGGCAGCTAAACATGCATCAGGTGAGATTGCTTTAAACTTAGATACAGAGGTATCAGACTTTGTTAATACCTTTACTACTAAGTATCCAGTATTAAAGAACTTCTTTATGTTCCCTAGAACTGGAGTTAACATGTTTAACCTTGCTGTGTCCTATACACCATTAGCTAAGATTCCTGGCCTTACAAGACAAGGTAGGTTATTAGCAGCCGGAACAGATCAGGAAAAAATCATAGCTGCACTAGCTGAACACGGGATTAAGAATATTGAGGACACGCCTAATGCAATGGCTATCTATCAAAACTTAAGAAACGAATATCATGGAAGAATCATGATGGCTAGTGGAACAGCTATCCTTGGTTATTGGTATGCAATGGCTGGAAATATTCGTGGTAATGGTCCTATAAATAACTCAGACAGACAGAAGTTAAGAGCTAAAGGTTGGAGAAATAAGACGATAAACATTGGTGGTAAATGGGTAAGCTATGAAGGTATACCTATGCTTGATTCAGTGCTTACTCTGATAGGTGACTTAGCTTATTACGAAAAAGATCTTGGAGCAACAATGACTGCTAGTTGGATAGACAAGGCAGCTTGGACATTATCAGCTACCTACGTCAACAACACCCCGTTATATGGTCTAGAACCTTTACAGGCAGCTATGTCTGGTGATGAATCTGCTTGGAGAAGGATTACAGCAAACATGGTTAGAAGTGTAACTCCTTTATCTGGTGCATTAGGAGTAGCAAGTAATGCTATTACCCAATCACAGAAAGATATTTATAATGACTTTCAAGGTTATATAACAAATAGGCTACCTATAGCTTCCAGCACGCTTCCAGAACAGATTGATTTCTGGACAGGTAAGGAAGTTAATGAAATAGATAACCCTGTTTTAAGAATATTAAATGCTATCAGTCCTATCAAAGTTAGCCAAGGTGATGAACCGTGGCGTAAGTGGTTATATGAAACAGGCTTTGATGGTCCAGGAATGATTCGTAAATCATATAAAGGTGATTATGACTACGAACCAGAAGAGAGAGAAGAGATCGGACGTATCATGGGACGTATGGGACTACATAAAGAAGTTCAACGTTTGATGAGCTATAAATCTCTTCAAAAAGAATTAGTAGAACTAAAGCGACTTAGAGATATGGGCGTTGGTTATGAAGACTTAAAAGCTAATCTAGATAAATCACAAATCCATCAAGAGTTATCAAGAGTTGTTAAACAAGCCCAACGTTTAGCTGAAGATGAATTGATGAATGATCCTAAATATACACATATTGGAGACATCATTAATAGCAGACAAGCTACCAGACAATTAGTTAAGGCTGGTGACTACGAAGGAGCAACAGTTTCTTCTAAGAACACCAAAGCTTTACAAGATTTACTGAAATACACCCAACAATAATTATGCATACATGCAATGGCCGCTACAGAAACAAACATAACCTCAACGGGTGCAACATCGTACCCGTTTACATTTGAATATTTAAAGACCAGTGACGTAAAAATCAGCGTTAATGGCACGGCTACTACAGAGTTCATTATTCCTAATGGATCTCCTACAACCGTACAATTTAATACAGGACACGTACCAGCCAGCGGTGCAGCAATTAGGGTTTATCGTGATACAAACGTAGATAACTTAGCTGCTACTTTCTATCCAGGTTCAGCTATCAGATCACAAGATCTAAACGATAACTTCCAACAGAACGTATTTGTCACACAGGAGGCTAAGGCTGACGCACAGGCAGCTTGGCAAACAGGTGATGAAACTATCGTTAGCTCTGAATCATGGCAAAGTGATAATACAAAGATAGCTACCACAGGAGCTATTGATGGCAGAGTTGATGCCAAAATAGATACAGCCTTAACTACTGATGTAGTAGGAGGTGACCGTATAACGGTTACTGATAACAGCCCTAGTAGCGGAAAGATAACTATTAAGGTTACACCTAGCTCTATTCAAAGTAGTGATATAGCTGATGGAACAATAGTCAATAACGATATCAATGCATCGGCTGCTATAGCTGGTACGAAGGTATCACCTGACTTTGGGTCTCAAAACATAGCTACTACTGGAACTGTTGATGGCAGAGATGTATCAGCAGATGGTTCTAAGTTAGACGGAATAGAAACAGCAGCTACAGCAGATCAAACTAATGCTGAAATTAGAACAGCGGTGGAAGCTGCTACAGATTCAAACGTCTTTACAGATGCTGATCAT